ACCTCTGACCCCATCGGTGACATTACTGGTGCTGGTGTTGCTATGGCTGGTGCTACTGGCTTCAAGCCCAACACTCTGGTCCTGTCTCCCTATGCCTTCAATGCTTTGAAGAATCATGAGGACATCCTGGATCGCATCAAGTACACCCAGAAGGGCATCGTAACTGCTGACCTGCTTGGCACTCTGTTTGAGGTCGATCATGTCTACGTTGCATGGTCCGTCGTCAACTCCGCTGCTAAGGGTGCCGATGCTTCTGTTGACTTCATCATGGGCAAGCACGCTCTGCTGTGTTACAGCAATCCTCGTCCTGCTCTGCGTAAGCCTTCTGCTGGCTACATCTTTGCATGGACTGGCCTGGAAGGCTCCGGTGCATACGGCAACCGTATCGTTCGTCTGCCTATGGACATGCTCGGCCTGGGCACTGAGCGTATCGAAGGCGAAGTTGCCTTTGACGCTAAGCAGATCTGTAAGGATCTGGGCGTGTTCTTCAAGGACATCGTTGCTTAATGTTCGTTGTCCGAAGACCGTTTCGAAATCTTGGCCAAATGATGGCGCCCGGCTCTGTAGTTGAGCCGGCCGCCATCAAGCGGTTTAAGTCCCGTGTAGCTGAGGGACGAATTGTTGAGGTTACCGAGCATAACTTCAGCAAGTGGCGTGAATACTTCAAGGTACGTATGAACGTCGAAATTGCAGCTATTGGTGGCGTACCTGATGCGTCTGTCAATCTTGATGGTGACAAGCCCGATGAGAATAAGTCTGACGAAGGCACTCCAGGTGAGAACAAGCCGGAGGATACCAAATCTGAAGAGGCTAAGCCTGTAGTTAAGGTAGTAGTTAAGTAGGGAGGTGTTATTGATGTCGTTTTCTTATTCCGGCAATCCTATGGATAGCCCAATCGATGAAGCTAGATTCCTCGTAGGTGATACCGATGCAAGCAATCCTATCATGCAGGATGAAGAGATCCAGTACATCATTGATACCTACGGAGAAGGTACTAATACATGCAAGTACCAGCTATTTAACCGTGCTGCTACTTTATTTGCACGCGATATAAAGCGTTCGCTCGGCCCACAGTCTGAGGATCCTACTGATCGCTTAAAGTTCTTTAAGGAGCAAGCTGACTACTATAAGCACCTTGTAGTTATTGGCGGCGTTTCGCCTCCTAACTACAGCTACCCAAAAACTTTCCGAAAGGGAATGTTTAGTAACCCCCAGTGGCCTCGTCCTGGAGGTGGTAAGTATGTACGCTAGCTTAAAGTCCTGGATATCTGTACCATATCAGATAAAGCCATTCGTAAAGCGTGATGGAGCTGGCTCTAAGATATTCGGTGATGCTGTTGATTCATTATGCTACCCTGTAGGTGATGTCAAGCTTATCACTGATGCATCTGGCGCAGAAGTTACATCTACGACTCAGCTTTACCTACCTGGTGATGAGTTGATAAAAGTTACCGATGAGATAATTTTTAATAGTGAAGTGCGACCAATTCATCGGATCACTGATTACTATAGGAACGGTAAGGTAGACATTAGGGTGGTGTATCTGTAATGCGTTTAGACTTTTATGTTTCTCCAAATGAACAGCGTAAGTTTGCTTCTTCACTCGAAGTTCTATTGCGTAATGTTGGTAGGGCAACTAAGGCTGGTACTGAACAGGCTTGCAAAGATATTTTGGAGGAGAGTCTTAATCAAGTACCTCGTGATACTGGCACATTAGCCTCCACTGCGTTCTACACTGTTCAGCGTAGAAGCGGTGTAAAGGGCTACACGTATGAGGGTATCGTTGGTTATGCTGGTATGGCTGGCGTAGGATATGCAAGTGACAAGCTGAATCCTGTATCAAGAGCGTCTGCCTCCGCCTATGCATATAAAGTGCATGAGGACTTAGATGCAAAGCATCCAAATGGAGGCAAGGCTAAGTTTCTTGAGGATCCTGTTAGAGACTATGCAGAGTCCAATTTTAAGCGTGTTGCAGAAACTCATTGGAGATATGCAATAGAGGGGCAATCAATACTGCCTACTACTGATTAAGGAGACCCGTAATGACACTGCTTGAATCTTTGGTTACGTATGGTATTAGTAAGGGTGTCCTTGTAGGTGACGGCGATGATTCTTTTAGAGACTTCATGCCTGAAGCTCCAGACAGCGTTGTTGTATTTCATGAGTATGCCGGTTCTCCTGTGTCACAGTTCACCACTAGCGTGCATAGGTCTGTTCAGGTTAAAGTGCGCGATAAAGACGCCAATACAGCAAGGTCTAAGGCATGGCAGCTTGTGGATATTTTTAAGTCCACAACAGAGAGTTTACGTGTAGATTTCACCGACTCTCTCTGGGGACAAGTCTATATTAGACAGACCCCATTTAAACTTTCGCAGGACGAGAGCAATAGAGTAATCTACTGCTTTAATCTTGGAATAACTACGAATATCTTAGAATAGGAGGTAAGGAAATGGCTACAAGAATTGGTTGTGACAACCTCGTGTATGCAAAGATGACTACCGAAGACACTGTTGATCAGGCGCCTGTATACGGTGAAGTCAATGCTGCTCCCGGTGTTATGTCCATCAATATCAACCCCAACGGTTCTTTGGAGACCCTGTTCGCTGATGATGGCCCCATGGAAACCGCCACTACTCTCGGTAAGATTGACGTCGAGATCCAGAAGAACGAGCTGACCACGCAGAACAAGGCTGATCTGCTCGGGCATGAGATCGATGGCAACGGTGCCGTGGTGTATAGTGACAATGACGTGCCGCCTTACGTGGCGATCGGTTTCCGTACACTGAAGTCCAACGGTAAGTACCGGTATGTGTGGCTCTACAAGGGCAGATTCACTGAACCTGAGGACAACAATGAGACCAAGGGTGACAGCATCAACTTCCAGTCTGATACTATTTCCGGTCAGTTCACTAAGCTGAAATATGCTTATACTGTCAACGGTAAGCAGAAGCGTCCCTGGAAGTATGAGCTGGACGGCGATAACGCAGAAGCTAAGGCTTCCGTTATGGAATCCTGGTTCGAAGCTCCTGTGTTCCCTGCTGCAGCTACCTAACAAAAATTATTCCGTTATTAGGAGGAAAGTCGAATGTCTAACTTAAGAGACGTAAAACCCAGAGTAAAGACTATTACTCTGAATGACGGCGTTGAGCGTGAGCTTCGGTTCACCCTCAATGCTATGGCTGAGATGGAAGACAAGTATGGCAGTGTAGATGCCGCGTTCAAGAAGCTGGACGAGGGTAGTATCAAGGCTGCTAGATTCATCATGTGGGCAGGTCTCCTGCACTATAACGATGAGAGTCTTACTGAAAAGCAAGTCGGAGACCTTATTGATCTGCAGTCTATGCAGCAGATCATGCAGTCCATGTCTGAGGTGCTGTCCGAGGATATGCCGCAGAAGGACGAAAATGGAGACGTTAATGTCCCAAACGGGTAAATCCCGACGCTGATGCTATGTCTAATCCCAACCGAGACGGTTGGGATTGGCCATACATCATATACGTTGGGCGCGTTTGGTTGGAGTACACGGATAAAGAAACCTGGACATTAACGCCTAGACAATTTGCTTCTCAACTTGCTGTGCACGAGGATATACTAAAGCAGATGCGTGGCAGTGGTAAAGGCAAGGATAAGCCTAGTGTAGGTAAGTCTACTGATCTTGGCTTTATAGACCAAATACCAGGCTGGTAAGGAGGTACTTTCATGGCAGGACCTGTCGCAACAGTGTGGGCACAACTTAGACTTAATATGTCTGATTTTGCCTCTAAACTAAATACGGCATCAAAAGACTTAAAGCGATTTGCTAACTTTCAGCAAAGCGTTATTAGGGCTCAGAATCCTGGCTATGAAAGTGCCAATGCCATGATAAGAACCTTCAATCGCAGTCTTAATGATACCGCTAATATAACGCGTGGCATTGTTATTTCTCAGGCATTTTATGCTGGCGTAGGTGCTATTAGAGAAGCTACAAATGCCTTATGGGAATTTAATAAGCAGCTTGACTATGCACACGTTACGTATAGTGCACTATTTGGCGATGCGAGTCTTGCATCTGACTTTATGGCTGTGCTGCAGGAGCATGCAATAGAAACTATCTTCGACTACCAGGATCTTTCTGGTATATCCAAGAAGTTGCTTGCATATGGCCTGGAATATGAGAACTTGATGTTCATCATGGAAGGCCTTACCAACCTTGGTACTATGTCTGGTGACTCTGCGGCGCTTGATCGAATTGCCCTTGCATTAGGTCAGATCTACACCAAAGGTAAGTTAAGTGCTGAAGAAATGCGTCAGCTCGCTAACGCATACGTCCCTATCACGGAGATAATTCAGAGCAAGTTTGGCTTGTCTGAGGAAGACCTTGGTCGAGTAGGTGATCTCAACCTGCCTGCTGAGGAAGTCATCAATGCTATTGTCGACTATGCTAATGAGAACTTCGGTGCTGTTGGTGACGCAGCTATGCTTACAATCACTGGCCTTGAGGCTAAGATTGTAGATACCCTTAAGGTAGTAGGCGCTGAGATGCTGTCACCTATCACTACTGCATATAAGTCCTTCTTAGCGTATATAGCAGATGGACTGAATGCTATTCGCAGTGAGTTTGACGCTGGTGGCATTGGCGGTGTGTTTGAATACCTCGTTCCTGATGAAGGTACTCAGACACTTATCAGAACATTCCTTGCAAATATCAGAAACCTGTTTATGTCTGTTATGTCTCTTGGTAAGGCAGCAGGGCAGGTATTTGGTAATTTCACGCAGGTCTTTGTAGCTGTATTTAATGCCGTTGTTCCTGCTATTACAGCTGTCACTAACGCTATTGCCATTCTTGTGAATGCTATGGCTAGTACCAGTGTAGGCGCTGCTATGCTTCGTATAGCTCTTGTAGGTGCTGCTGCAGCATTTGTAGTAATGCGTGTACAAGCAATGGGAGCTTTGGTAATCACTGCTGTAACAAAAGCTGTAAACGGTCTATCCAAGGCACTTGTAGTTCTTGCATCTATCATAGCTAAGCACCCAATCTTATCTCTGCTT